TGAGTGGCAAAACCAATAGCACGTGACTCTTCGATTGTACCACTAGCCTTAGCTGGTGAAATAGTAGGAAAGTCGTTAGCTTCACCTGTCACGTACACTGGTGTACCGTTGGCAATAGTAGAACCAGAGTTGTTATATACCCGTGTATAGTCCTCTTGACCAATCTGTAGGGTAATATCCGATTCGTTATTGTAAAACCCAAGTGCGCCGTTTGCTTTATCGTAGAACAAACGACCCTCTGCATGAGAAGGTTTATTACCTGTGGTTGTGTTAAAGTCAATGTGTGTCTTGACTTCTGTTCCTGTGACGTAACCGTCAGCATCCAAGTAGTTAGCTTTAGAGGACGGTTGTGTCACAAAGATGTATTTAGTGTCAGAACCCCAGTCAACTGCGCTGCCGCTATTGGACGACGAAATGATTGTAGTTCGTGCTAAAGTTGTGCCAGAGGCAGTATAAGTACCGATGCCAACTTCCCAGTCAGTATTATCGGTGGCAGCATAGTATGTAGTATTACCATCACCGATAACTGAGAAGGCTTGGAAACCTGTTTCGGCACCTGCCAGTGTATAAGTTCCAGTACCAGCAGTAGTGCTAGTCTCCTTCACTCTGTCTTTAATTACAAGTGCCATAGTTTATCCTTAGGTTGGATCAGGGATACCAATATCGAATGTTGCTAGTGTAAATGTGTTACCTGATGTAACCGACTGTGATGCAGTCAAAGCTGCTGTCGCCAACAAACGTGAGTTAGTTGTGTCTACAATAGCGTAGTGTGTAGCTGTACCAGTACCAGTGATAGAACCATCTGAGATAGCTGCTACCGCAACCTTACGACCACCACCAGTACGGTCAGCAGGTGCGCCGATGGAAAGTGATGTAGAATTGCCTAAAGTGTAGGTAGTAACTGCTTCGGTATATGTTGTCGCTTCCTGTGAGGTTACGTGAATTGCGTTTGCCTCAGTGTCAAGGACTGTTAGGCCCTCGTCAAATACACGGTCATTAAGAAATGCCATTATTCTTGTTCCTGTTCTTCAGTTTCTTGTTCAACCCCAACGTCAGGGTCATAGTCCAATTCAGCAATATCCATAAGGTTTTGGATAACCTCTGGATGATCTGCCACGTTAATGTCTGCGCCGTTGAGGTTACGCAGGAATCCAGCAATCTCACGAAGATCATGCGGAGCCACATCACCTGCTTTAATGCAGGGCATGAGGTCATAGTTCAGACCGTTCAACTCCCATAGACGTTCAATCAACTGTTTATTGAGAACATCAACGATAGCCTGTATATAGGACTCCAAGGCTCGGAGGAACAGGTCTGTCTTAGACTTGGACAAGGCATATGATCCACCTTGGCTACCAAGCATAAGAAACTCTGAAAGCACACTACGTGCAATATCATGTTGATACCTACGTACAATAGGGTCAATGTCAATGTTACGTTTGCCGTTAGAGGCCATTAACTCAACATCTACCAGTCTAATGTTGGTAGGACTTCCGTTACTATCGGGGTACGTGTCACTTGGTGTGATGATGTACCCTTGCTCGTTAAACTTAACGTCACGCAAAATCTGCTGCAAGTTGGCAACAAATGACGCTTGGGCAGCGGTAGCATCAGCAGACAGATACTCACTAGGAATCCTAGCAACAGGAATACCCGCCAGTTCACGTTCCACCGCAATCGCTTCAATAGCTTGTAGATTGTTAAGATACTGATAGCTAGTATAAGCGTTACGAAGGATGCTGCGCCCAGAAGGGTCGCCGTTAATTGTAGTAGTGCGGTAGTATAGGCTCTTACGACTAGGGATAAAGTGCTTATTAGTTCCACCGTAGCTACCTTCTTGGTAGACACCTAACACTTCACCAGTCTGTTTATCTACCTCAAACCGACTGACTGTCCAAGGCGCACGAATAGCAATTTTGCGTACACCCATGCGTCCATCACTGAACTTGCTCTTGCGCTTAGGATTTGTTTCAGTAGGCCCGCCTCGCCGTTTATATACAACTTCAAACCAAGCGAAACCATACGATAATGACGACAAAGCCTCAGCCACATGATCGTCAAGTGAGTGTTCCATATCGTCCAGTACACTCTTAACGAAATCAGCTTCTTTCTGGGCTTCGGGTGTGTCATTAGCGGGTTCCACTTTTAGGTTTACGTCACGAAGAACTTGCTCCGTGGCATACATGACTGCACCAATAGTGCTATCGTTGTCACGCATTTCACGGAACTTGTTAATGGCTTTCTTGCCACGTAGATCAGATAGAAACTCATCTGCACGGATTTGTCCGTTACGTGTATTGTCACCTGCGATCCCCAGTGTCTGGGTCGCTTCCGTTGGAGAGAGTTTCTTTACCATCTTATCTTAAACCCTTGGCATTTGAATATGCTAGTATTAGCTGTGGTTTTGCATATCCATTCAGTGAGAGGTCCGTTAAAGCCCATACCATAGCATCAAGACGGTCTGGTGAGCCTATGGACCCTAAAGGTTCCCACTGTACCATCTGATCCTCTAAATCATTTAGTCCCTTTACGTGTTTGACTTTTCCTTGTTCGTAAAGAGCCGACACAGGTTCTGCCCGTGCCATTTTACCCCTACTAGCGTGAACTAGCTTGATGGGTACGTTTTGATCTTCAGTTTGCAGAGTATGTCGGACCATATCACCCCCTTGGTTGCGTTCAGCAACGATCCGATCAGCCATGTGTGTGTGGTAAAGTTCGATAGCTTTCTCAGCCCATTCTTTAGGGCTGTAGTTATCCGTGTGATCTTCTAGGACATATGCAATACCATCCTCATCAATCCCAGCAACAACAATACCTGTCATGTCACTGTCTGTCTTGTTGGTAACGGCAGGGTCTACTGCCACAACAATACGATTAAGGGGTGGGATGTCCTCTTTGTCAATCTCACATTTGAACAGCAACTCACGGTTCCATAAGGCACCAGAGGCTTCGTCCAATATCTCTGCGTATAATTCCTGTCGTCCCAGTCGAGTTCCCTCATACGTCTTTTTGACTGCATCTAGGAACGTACCTGCAAGGTTTGCTGCGTTGTCAAACGTAGAACCTTTAGAAATTGTAGTTTTGGGGTCAGAAATTATATTTCTAAGTAATTTTGTCGTTTTTGGCGTTGTTGTGATAAAAACTTGCGGTTTTCGGCCCAAACTGAGGCCAAACATCATCATATCCCAAGTTTCTTGTGCGTTGCGCCATGCACATAGTTCGTCTGTCCACGCTGAATAAGCCTGTGGACCCCGTAGACGTTCTGGGTCCTCTGCGGAGAAGAACACGGCTTTCGATCCGTTTTCCCATGTCAGAGTATTGTTCGTTGGCGACCAAACAGGAAAACCAATGTGTTTTCCACGGTATGTCTTGTCGCCTTTCCAGCATACGTTAAGTAGACCACTATCACCCTCAACCATTACTCGTCTAACGTCACCCTTAGTGGGTGCAACACAATGTACAATCTTGTCGCCCTTCTTGATCCTATGTCGGACCCATTCGGCACCAGCCCTAGTCTTACCCCAACCACGACCAGCTAAGGCTAACCAAGCGTTCCAGTCGCCCTCAGGCTCTAGTTGCTCAGGTCTAGCCCAGAACTCCCAGTTATACCGTAGTTCTTCTGCTTGGTGTGGCCCTAGCTTTCGCAGTATTTCTGCTACTTCTGCATCGGGTAATTCACGTAGATCGTTAGCTGTTATCGGGAGACTCATGGGATTTGCCTAGTAGGGACATCAGGCTGTCAATAGCCCCTGTGTCCTCATCAGCATCACCAGAGCCTTCAACCTCAATGTTCGTTTGTGTGGGTGACCATCCACCCTTGGATCGTAGGTATAACTCCTGAGACTTGAAGTCACCATCCATTGCCTGTTGGATTACAACAGAACCAATCATACCTACAATTTCTGCTCGTTCTTGAGCAATGTCATCCCCATACAACTTATAGAATGTAGCTGAACTAGAGGGGGCATTTTGATACTTTTGGATAGAGGCCATAATATCTTTTACTGCAACACCATTGCGGATGCCTGTACGGACAGCTTTAGCTATGACCTCACTATACTTTAGTTTGTCCATATTACAACAACACCATAAAATGATAATAGGAGGGTAGGGGTACTATAGTATTACTTTAGTTTCAATCTAACATGGTAATATGTGGGTAGTTTTAACTTATGAATATACTATAGTATAGTACCCCTATACTTACATATGGTACTTTTTTTTACTATTGTCCACAACTTTTTTCATGGTGTTGTGTAACCCC